TTTGCGTTTTCTGGAGCAAAAATGGAGCATACAGGTTTCCCGTTTGTTTCCGCCCGTTCCCATACATTCCCACTTGATACCTTAGAAAATGGCGGCTACGCTGGCCTTTCAGCGTTAAGCCGTTGATTTGTTTGTGGATCATAATTAAATTTTTTCAGGCTCATAACCTGAAGGTCGTAGGTTCAAATCCTACCCCCGCAACCATAACAATATCAAAGGCTTAGCCACAATCGGCTAGGCCTTTTTTTGTTGCTTGGAGCATGTGTGGAGCATTCAGCCTCAAAATTTAATTTGGAGCAAAATAACCTGAAGGTCATTTTTTTTGTTGCAATGGTTAGAAAAACTGACCATATGTAATTACGAAACACCAACAAGGAGAGCAACAATGACAACCGCAACACAACATCGTGAAAATGCCGCCAAGCATTTCAAAGCTGAAGCCGACAGTTTCGAGCGTTCCGATACTGACGGGTTCCTGTCCCAGTGGTCGAGTAACATCAACGGCCAGCTTGAGTTGACCCGCGCTTTCATTTTGGAGAATGGCGGCGTCTCCCAGTTTGCTGCTTTGTTCCAAGGCAACCGTCGCGTGAAGGCCAAACAAGTTGAAACCAAATTTGGCGAGGCTTGGGTACTCCACGAAGACGAGACCGATTTGATCTCGCGCCGGGGCAAGGTGTTCCTGCCATTCGGCGAGAAGAGCCGCATCCTTCGCGAGCTTGGCCTGCGCCAAGGCGTAGAGGAAGCCCCGGCGGCAGCGTGCTTGGCCGGCAACGGGCGCGGCCTGGTTTTTGTGAAGGTCTTTCGCACCGGCTGCAAATGGGGAACAGACGCAAGGGAGGAGTGACCTCGCCAGGCGGCACCCGCGCGGTGCCGCCGAGCGGTCGGGGCTTAAAGGGTAGGAGCATATAAAACGGAGATCGAAAAATGAGTGTACGAAAAGATAAAGAGCGCGGCGGTTACATCGCGGACCTGGGCAAGTTTGGCGGCAAGCGCAACACCCGCGTGGCGACCAAGGCGGAAGCTGATGCGATCCACGCCCAGGCCGCTGAAGAGTACCGCATCACCGGCAGCTACATTTCGCGCAGCGGCTCGCCGACGTTCGCGCAGGCCGCGAAAGAATTCCTTGAGCATCAAGAAACGAACCGCCTGCAGGGTCGTCATGTCGCCGCGGGCGAAATCGCCAACAAGCGCACCAACGTGCGTCATCTGAACAAGTTGCCGTATCGCGGCAGCACGCTGGCCGAGACCAAGGTGGCCGACATCCGCCTGGGCGAAGTTCAAAAGACGTTGGTGCCCGCGTTGTTCGCCAAGCGCGCCAACAAGACCAACCGCAACATCTTCGCCGTGTTTGGTCAGGTGGTAAAATTCGCGATGGTCGCGGAGTACCTGCTGCACGATCCGCTGATGGTCAACCAGGGCAACAACAAGACGGGGATCGAACTGCCGCTGCCTGACGAGGCCGACAAGATCGATGCCATCGGCGAGCGCATCAGCAAATCGATCATCAATCAAATTCTCGATGCTGCTGGCCCAGCGCTCGACGCGCCTATCGCCCTGGGCGATGACGACGAGCAGGTTGCAATGCGCAAATACAAGCGTCGGTTTTTCGCCCGCCTGCTGATCGCAGTGGCACGCGGCACCGGCGCCCGCGCAGGCGAACAGGCGGCGCTGCGCTGGCCGGAAGTCCACCTTGACCGTGGCGTGATTGACATTAAATTTTCGCGCAAGAAAGATGGCACTATTGGCAGGCCTAAAACCAAGGCAGGCGTGCGCCAGATCGAACTGGCACCGGATTTGGTCGCAGCCCTGCGTGTCTGGAAGGCGTTGCAGCCAGCCAAGGAAGCGGCCAATGGTTTCGTGTTTGCGAATGAAGACGGCAACATGAACAGCGACAATTCAAACTGGCGCAACCGCATTCTGCATACAGCGTGTGACCGAGCTGGCGTGGAGCGTATCCGCTGGCACGACCTGCGTCACTTCTTCGCGTCGGTGCTGATCTTTGATTTGCAGGAAAGCGAGATCGTGATTGCAAGCGTCATGGGCCACAAAAACGCAGCCTTCACACGCGAGCAATACGGGCACTGGCTGGATGACGTGAAGCCGACAACCGGCATGGGCGGGCGTCTGGCAGCGGTGATGTAATGAAACGCCGGGATCCCGCATGGCGCTGGCGCCGGGCGCTGGGTCACAAAATTGTCAAAAGCAAGAGGACACGATGATTACACGGTTCGGCAGGCGCCGCAGGCGCCCCCGCATGGGCGTGCCCTCCAGGCGGGGGAGTTGGCTATCTCGTTCAAGGTGCAAATCTTACCAAACAAGGAGCTTCCAATGTCCTTTTTTTGTTTCGCCCAAGACCTGAAGGTTGGTGACCACCTACGCTTCGAGTTCAACGACCCGATCGGCAGACTGACCGGCAAGTACAAGGTATATGTCCACACAATCACGGACCTGTCGATCAACTACCACCGCAAGATCGTGCGTGTCACTACCGACAAAGACAGCCAGTTCACCTACAATTACGACGAGATTGTTCCCGGATATTACGAAGTTTGCGCCGACTGGGAACCATTACCTGTCTGGAATAATATGAAGGTAATGCCATGACCAATCTTGACGAGAAAGGCGTACAGCCGCAAATCGAAACATGGAAAACCCCGCCAAGTGCGGGGTTCTTTTTTATCTGGCGCGCTCCAGGGCGTCTATGAGCGCTTCGCGATCTGCAGGGGTCAGGATGAGGCTGTAGTCGCCCCCATGCTCCCACGGGTCAGCACCGGGCTGCAGGCGGTGCCTGATGCGCAGGCGGGCGTTGCCGTTGCTGTCGGCTTCGACCGTGATGCTAGAACTTTGTTGTTGTGGCATCTTTAGCGATCATCAAGTTAACCAGCCGGTTCAAATTCCACTGGGCCTTTCGCAGGTCGGTCAGCGGGGCATCGTGCTTCTTCCTATAGCGGCTGACATATTCAATGATTGGCCGCACAAACACCGCTTCATCGCCTGGAAGGCCGCGACAGATATCGACAACGAAGTCTATGACCTCACGGTCGTCGGCGAGCTGGTAATGCGGCGGGTTGATTTCGTCGGGCGAACAGCACACCGTGCATGTGGTCTTGCCGTCGCCGTGGCAAACCTCGCAGGGGGTCACAGCATCTGCTCCAGCTTGTTGCGCCAAATCCAGTAGCGCCCCTTCAACGCGACGTGCGGTAGCTGGTTGTTGTGGATCAACCGCAATATCTTTTTGTAGTTGTTGTGGTCACGAGAACCGAAAAGTTTTTCAGCCGCCTCGCGTACATCCATTAAAGCTGGCTGCGTCATCGCACAAAACTCTGCCACACTGGATCGCTAAGCGCGGAAATAAACACCAGCGCCATGCAAATGGTCAGTATGGCGCCAAAGAAAACCAGACCTTCGAAAATGTGTCGCATGTTCCCTCTCCGATTGGTAAGAGAGGGGAAACTACGGGACTTACTAATAGTAAGTCAACACTTACGGATAGTAACTGCCCACAATCGCATGGATCGTGCTGCCGCAGCGTGACGACGCCCTCCCTTTGTTTGACAAGTAATACTTTACAAGCTATCGTAATGACCATGCTTTTCAGCGAATGGATTGTTAGCCGAGGCCTGACGCGTCGAGACGCGGCGGCGCTGCTGCGCACAACGCCCAGTACTATCACCAACTGGGTTCACGGTACACACCGCCCCAGCGCTGCGATGACGGCGCGCATCCACGCAATCAGCGGCGGTCGCGTGACGGTAGCCGACCTGCACCAAGCATACCAAGAGGCGAGGCAATATTATGAGTGCCAGGAACAAGGCGCGCGGCTACGAGCATGAACGCGAGATCGTTATGTGGGCGCAGGCGAACGGACTTGAGTGTCGCCGCATATTCGGGTCTGGCGCGTTCAAACACCAACTCGGTGACGAATTCGCTGGCGACATCGTGCTGGCAGGCCTGCGTGTCGAAGCCAAGCGACGCAAGACCGGTTTCACAGTCATTTACGACGCGTTTAAGCAAGACGACGCCGACGTCGTTTGCGTTCGCGCTGATCGAAAGGAACGGCTGTGGATCGTCAAGGACAACCTGCTGCTGCGTCTACTGAAATGAGGACCATATGAGCGTATTTGAAAACTGGAACATCAAACACCTCTCGCACTCCAACATCGATCTGGCGCGTAACGACCTGGGTCTGTGGGTGCTGCGGTACATCTTCAAG